AACCTGTGGAGGTTGGTACATGGTCACGGAAGCAGTTTCCGACGTTGAGGTCACTGAGGCCCCGGCGAGCGATACGGTAGTCGAGGGCTCTGAGCCCGAGGCCACTGAGTCCCTCGAAGGCGCTGAGGAGACAGAGGCTACCGAGGAGGCTTCCGAGCCTGACCTGCTTGTAGCGATACAGGCCACTCTCGACACGCTGTCTCAGACTGCCGCCACGAAGGCTGAGCTACAACCGCTCCAGTCCGGAATTGGCCGCATCAACAGTATCCAGTCGAGACTCGCTGAACTCGCCGAGCAGAACCCCCTCGCCGCCGTGGACCCGCGTATTGCTGGCATTGAGGTCGCACTGGTTGCGATTCTCGACGGTCAGATCGCCGATCCAGCCACCGACGACGCACGCCGGACCGCGCTTATGCAGACGCGCCAGCAGCTAGATACTGCCGGTCGTCAGCGTGATATCGATTCGGCCGTTGCAACGGCGGTGGGCAAGGCGCTCCCGCAGGAGACCGAAGAGAAACCGGAAGCGACTGCGCCCGCCCTCTCACAGGCCGACGTGGATGCGGTATCGGACGAACTGCAACGCTACGCGGCAAGGAAGAGTGTGGACTTCAAGTCCATCGACTCCACCGTGCTGGCCTTCCAGTCCACCGACACTTCGCTGACTCAGGCCCGAGACCGTGTGATGGATCACATCGACGGTATGGCGGAAGAGGCAGGCGCTACGGACAGAGTAACAGCACGCGCTGCGGCTGCGGGAGGCGGAACGCCCGCCCGCTCCGGTGGCGCTTCAACCATCGACGACCTTCTCACCAAGCTAGAGGAGAACGGGCCGCGAGCGCTCAGTGAAGCTGAGAACAAGCGTGTCCGTGACCACCTTGGTGTGAAAGCGGTCTGAACACTTAGGAAACCACATTGGCTACTGGCACGACTAGAACCGGGAATCTGGCCGACTCCCTCCCGACTGTCATTCAGTCGGCACGTTCGTTCGAGGAGTATGAGTTCATCGTTCCCAAGACGGTGGACCGCACCGACCTCCCAAGGGGTCAGGGCAACACCTGGAACGAGATCAGGCTGGAACAGATCGTTGCAATGGGTATCACCGAGAACACGGTGAACGAGAACCCGCAGCAGTTCCAGGACACCATCTTCAGCGTCACCCCGACGATGGTGCAGGTGTTCACCCGCATCACCGACAAGACGATGCGACGCATCTCGGGCAACGTTGCGGCACTGCTGGGTCAGGGCGCTCAGATCGCGATGAACCGCAAGCTCGACCAGGACGGGATTTCGCAGTTCGCGAACTTCTCCACCACGCTGGCGGGCACCACGGTAACGCTGAACCACGGTCACATCTCGGCCTCGGTCAGCAACATCCAGGGCAACGTCACCGAGTCCGGCATGGGCGCAGGCCCCATCAACGCAGTTCTCCATCCGTTCGGGATCAAGGACTTGCAGGATGAGATCGAGTCCGGCATCGGCACCTACACCGTCCCCGAGGGCCTGACGGCGGACTTCTACAAGTCCGGCTTCTCCGGCACGGTCGCCGGTGCGAATGTCTGGGCCGACGGCAACATCCAGATCGACGGCACGCCAGATGCACGCGGGGCCTGCTACGCGCAGCGCGCCATCGTGCTCGTGCGTGAGCTGGAGCTGAAGACTGAGACGCGGCGTCGCCCCGACGTGGGTGGCGGAGCGGATGAGCTGTTCATCACAAGCTCGTATGCCTATGGAGAACGGAGAGACGTTTGGGGTCGGAGCCTGCTACATAATGCGACAGCTCCCACGAGCTAGCGTAGTGAGAATGACGGAGAGCGACTGACAGTGCCTGCGATGACCTCTGAGTACATGGCAGCGTTTATCGATGGCGAAGGTTCCATCCGTGTCCGCAAGGGCTCACGGAGACCGAAGAACTGGAGCCCGAGCTACGAATTGACCATTGAGGTCGCGAATACGTACAGGCCAGTGCTCGATGACATCGCAGCGAAGTATGGCGGCACCGTCGTTTCCAAGAAGGTCCGAAATCCGCTGAAGCACAAGCCTCAGTGGGTATGGATCGTAGCCAGCCAGCGCGCTGCTGACTGCTTGACTGACATCCGCCCGTATCTACGGGAGAAGGAGCAGCAGGCGTGGCTCGGGCTGGAGTTCTGGGCACAGATCAATCGCGGCGGAGAGTTCCGGAGAACCGGAGTTCCCGCCGACCAACTCGCGCTGCGTGAGGGGTTCTACCTCGCCATGCGCGGGATTCACTAGTGAATAGACTTCTACGACTGAAGGGACAGAGACAATGAGTCAGGGAACTTACGCAGGCATTCACATGCTTGAGGACTTCCTCTTCGGAGACATCGGCATCACGGCTGACGCCATTGCAGACACGGCTCCGGAGTGGGTTGGACAGGTAGTTGTCGGCGGCAACGATGACGCCCTCACGCTCGTCACGACTGTGGATGAGCCGGGTGGAATCATGTCCATCACCAACGATACCGGCACCACGGACTTCGGGTGGGCGATGTATAGCGCCCCCCTCGTGCCTCAGGATGGTGCGGCGGTGATCGAGGTGCGGCTGAAGTACACGGATATCTCGGGGACGAACTTCTTCGTGGGATTCGTGGAGACCTTCCCGAACACCGACCCCGATAACATCGTGCCATACACGATCGCGACCGAGACCATCTCGATCGCGAACTTCGGCGTCACGGCGGGTGTCTTCTGCGACCACAACGCGACGAACGAGGACTTCTACTTCGCCGCCGCACAGGACGCGACGGGCGCGGCTGGCGTGACTCTCGTGTCCCCCGCCGTGGGCGGTGGGCGCACGGGTGTGGACCTCAGCGGCGCTACGGGTGACAACTCGTGGATCGTCTATAGAGTCGAGATCGAGGCAGACGGCACGGCCTTCGGCTACGTGGGCAGCGTTCACACCGATGCCATCGGTGGCGGTGAGGCACTGGCGCTGGTTGGGCAGACCTCACGCGGCGCGCTTGACGGCTCGGCGGTGGTGTTCCCGGTTGTCCTCGTGGATAACAACGCAGGCAGCGCGATGACCACTGAGGTGGACTACTACGCCATCCGTGGCGACCGAGACTGGACCGTGTAGGAATAGCCCGGTGCGGACTGGCCGCGCATCGGTGACACCAGCAGAGCGGGTCGGCCACGTAGTTCACCGCCCTACTATCTAAGGACTGAATCTCATGACGAACGCCTCCAGTAGGCACAGTGGCGTCCGGTGGGACCAGGGCAACACCCGTCTCTCCGTGTTCATTCGTGGAACTGAGGTCGCATACTTCGACGACACTGGTGCCGACCTGACGCTGTTGACCAACGGGCTCGCTGGAGTCTCCGCCGCCAACGTCAGCTTCAACGATGGCATCCTGATGCAGTACGGCACCGGCGGCGACGGCGTGATGGTTCTGCGCGCGACTGAACTGACGGCGGGCTCGGAGCTGACCGACGTGATCGTCGGGACCTCGGTCGTGGGCACCATCCCCGCGAACTCGCTGATCGTCTCCAACGTCACGGCGAGTGGCGACATCGTGTTCGCAGCGCAGACCGGTGGGAACTCGATCGAGTACCTGCGCATCAACGCCAGCGCACAGGAGCTGGTCGTCAACGAAGCCTCAAACGACATCGACTTCCGAGTTGAGAGCAACGGTAATACCCACGCCCTTTTCGTGGATGCCGGTAACAACCGAGTGGGTATCCTCAACAGCTCTCCCGGTGTGGCGCTCGACGTGACCGGGGCCGTCACGGCTTCGGGGATCATCTCTGCCGACGAGTGGCAGACCACGGGTGGCGGTACGGTCACTCAGGGCGCAGGCTCAGGCCGGGCTACTGGATTCACACTCAGCACAACGACGGGCGTTATCACGCTCGATGATGCCAGCCTCTCGGCTGGCGCTGAGGCCACGGCCGTATGGACGAACACGACCATTAACGCCACCTCAACGGTGATCGTGAACCACGCGGCCTCCGGTGCGGGCAATCCTGAAGATTTGCTCATCACGATTGGCGAGATTGCTTCGGGCGCGTGTGAGTTTTCGGTCAGCAACCTGTCGGGCGGCTCACTTACCGCCGCTGTCGCTGTCAACTTCGTCGTGCTGGGTGGGGCTTCGAGCTAGTGGTTGCTTCAAGCAGACACAGCGGTGTTCGGTGGGACGAAGACAACTCCCGCCTCGCCGTGTTCGTGCGGGGCACCTCGGTGGCGTATTTCGACGACGCCACGAACGACCTCACACTCCAGGTGAACGGCATCGCGGGCCTCGGCACGACCACCAAGGTCAAGATGGCCGACGACGCTTTGCTGGCGCTCGGCACCAACGACGACGTGGTGATATGGCATCAGTCGGCTGCTCTCTCTGCCGGTGTCGAGGTGGACAACGCGATTGTTGGCACGTCGGTACTGGCCGATATCCCGGCGAACTCGCTCATCATCTCGGACATCACGGCGGATGGCGATCTGGTATTCGCGGCCCGCACCGGCGCGGACTCGCTTGAATACTTCCGTGCGGACGCTAGCGCGAAGGAACTGAGCGTCAACGA